TAGTTGGGACGACTTAGAGAACCACGAGCAAGAGGATAACACTACAGGTTCACAAGAGTTAGCGTGTACTGGTGGGGCATGTGAGATAGTGTAGTAAAACTAAGGGGCCTTAAGTGGCCCCTTTTTTATTTGTCTCTTCTGGCCTGTTCCTTCTCATTAAACTCTTCAGCACCACCAAGCATCCAGTTGTAAACCAAGTTACCAACAATAGGTACAGGTTTAATTAACTTCTCTACGTTAGGCTCATCCTCAAGAAGCTCAGTACCTAGACTCAAAGCATTGCTTATAAGCGGAGTTGCTGGCATAATAGTATTAACAGCAGCACCAGTCCAGTCACCGTTAGATAAGTATTTGTCAGTAGTGTATCTGTTAATACCATACACACTCAGTAGATTCCACATTGCCCTATCAGGTATGTCTTCAGCTTTAACATCTCTTCCTAACAAAATGTCTTTGGCGTATTGAGTTCCTGTGTTAGCTGTGGATAAGTATGCACCTAACAGCGCAGCGTTCTTTATAGCAGTGCCTTTATTACCTTTCGCGTACTCTTGTATTACATTCCTACGCACTACGTCAATCTGTTTAATAGTAAAAGATTTCAGCATGTAAAGTATGCGATGATTGGGATTGTCTAGGTAAGCCTGCGGAAACTCACTTAAAGTTATAGGTTGAACATCCGCTAACTCATTAAACAAAAAGTATTTAACTGTGTCGGTCATGTTGCCTGACTCAAGGTCTGCTATTAACGCTTGAGTCTCGTCTCCATAGGTAGCGCCTATCTTCTTCTTAAACTTCTCAAGTCCTTTCTTAGACTTGACCATCTTCTTAGCACTCTTAAAAGCAGAATTGATATAGGTTTCTTTACCTAATCTGTCTAAGGTTTTAAAGCCTGACCCAGCCATTAGCTTATGTAACATCTTAGAAGTACCGCTTAGTCCTGCTTCGGATAATTCTTTAGATACTTCATCAATATAAAGGTCTATCATCTTTACATCTTTAGTCTTAAACAAACTGCCTAATGTATTCCTAAGACCATTAAGCGCACCTGAAGTACCTACATCACCTAGCTGAGTAACAGCAGAGATAGGGTTAGCGATAGTACCCATATATCCTAAGTCTCGTATGGTAGCGTTAAGCGAACCAGCAGATTGCTCTCCTCCAACAAAGCGGCTCTTAAGCATCTCAAGCATGTCCACTTCGTCTTCTGGTCGGATACGTCCTGCTTTAATACCGTCCTCAACGTAGTTTCCTATGGACTTATCAATATCAATCAGTCCTGTTTCTGGGTCTTTGGTTCCGTGCATACCCATGAACTTTCTCTTTTCAATATCGTTAACAGCTCTACGTAAATATATAGCTAACGATTCTTCAGGTGTCGCATAGTATTTCATTTGCTCGTCAGTTAAAGTTAGCTTACGCTGCTTGACAAATCCCGGCTTACCCTTTTTAAGTCCAAAGCTCTGACCACGCATCAGCATGTCAATTACTTCTGCGTTCTCTTCTTGAGTTAGCTTATCAACAGACGTACCTTTTTTAGCAGCGTAGGCTTTCTTTGCTGATTGTATTAAACCCTGCTGTTTAACACCTAAACTTTTCTGTAGTCCTTCTAAGTCTTTAACAAGACGAGGAAAGTAGTTGCCTATCTTTTCAAAAGTATGACCTGATTCTTTTAAGTCATCACCCATCTTTCTAAGCATAGGTAAAATGTTCATGTCAAAATCATCAGCTAAGCCACGGCCCATTAGCGCACGAGCAGCATCAAAGTCTTCATTATATAACAAACGTGCAATGTTGTTTTTCATAGGAGCGGTAAGCTCAGAGAAGCCTTTAACCCATGTTTTAGATTGTTCAAGAGCTAGGTGAGTGTTCTTATGTGTGTCAAACTCAAACCTACGTAAACGTCCAAAGGTTGCTTCGTCCATAGCCTTGATACGGGTACTCAGCACACCTAGAATCTTATCAACTTTACTATTAGTTAAACGACCCACAGCACTATCATTAGCAACTACTTTATCTGCTTCTGCCTGCGCTATTTTTTTAGGTGAGATACTTATCTTAGTACCTAGTCGCGTCTGTGCAGCCTCAAGTTTATTAAGGTTTACACCAGCTTCTTCTAGTATCTCTCTTCCCTTTAACGGGTTAGCTCCTTGAGCCAAAGCCTTGTCCATCTCTAGTTGAGCTTTTCTAATTGTTTTCGTAGCGCCTCTATCGCCTAATACTTTCGCTCCTTTAAGGACACCGCCAGTAAGTATGCCACCCGCAGCGGCTGAGACTGCTGCTTTAGTCATATCAATCTCACCTGACTCTGAGAAAACAAAATCATCAGCAATGCTTCCAAAGCCTGCAATAGCAGAACCTAGAGCTATGCCTCCTTTAATTGTAGAAGTTGCAGGGATTAAGTTGATAGGATCAATAACTGCCTTGGCTATAGAACCAACCATAGCTCCTGTAGATTCAGGATTATAGTCAAACATCCGTCCGTTTGCAGCCAGTACCAGTCTTTCTTTTCTTCTCTTAACGGCTTTGCGTCTCTCTTCAAAAGGTAATTTGCTAATGTCTACACCGTAGTCATCCTCAAGTGTACCACCTTTAGGCATAGTCTCTTGTGCTACAGGGCTATAGCCATAGGAAGTAGTGTATGCCTTTGCTCCTGAAGGTATAGGGAACAGTGCCTCTAAAAGCATTTCACCGTTAGCGAGATAGTTGGTTGCTCTCTGCCACGCAGACAGTCCTTGTCTAACTTGTTCTTCTCTTCCTCTTGAAAGAAACTCAAGGTCTCCGTCTTTGTTTTTAATAATTAAATCACCAGCAACTGCATCCTTACTCTGTAAGTTAGGTGAGCTATCAATAGCTTCCTGTGATAAGACTTCCTTAATATCTATAACATCATCTTCAGAAGAGAACTCGCGTATAAGTTTCCCTTCCTTTACACGGTCACCAGACGTAGCTCCTAACCTTTGCAAGTTAAAACTCTTGCTAACGTCCTCAAGAGTAAGCGTATGTCCAAACTCTGCTATCCTCGCTTCTTCAAGAGCCTTATCTTCAGCCTCCTTAGCGGCCTTCTTTGCTATGTCATCTGCAAAAAAAGAATCAAGGGCTGCTTGTCTTGTGTCAATGGTAGGGGTGTTCATTAAACCTGCCGTTTCTTGAGATGCTACAATAGGTTCAGCCATTATTTAACCACGCCATAATCGTCTGTCGAACCATCAGGAGCTAGACTACCAGTGTTCAACGATGCTGCTTGAGCTGCTACCTCTTCTGGTGTTAAGCCTTCAGGTGTTGGCGTTAACACCTTTGCAACCTCTTTAATAGCTTCGAGCATTGCATCTTCAACAGATATTGTATTGCCTTCTCGTTGACGTATTTCTTTTGTCTTATAAAAAATAAGATCATCTGCTTCGTCTGAGGTTTTGCCCCACTCACCCCAGAAGTTATCCTGAAATATCTCAGGTATTGCGTCCTCTATTGCGGGACTAGCTAATAGCTTTTCAAAAGCTACTTTCTCAGCACCTTTGGGTGCGGTAATAGCAGCAGTAGATGTTTTAGTGTAAAGAAGTGAGGCGACTGAAGATAAACTAAGCCCGTCTTTTATAGCGTCAGCAAGCTCCTCTCTACCTTCAGACCTTGCTTGGGTTTCGTATAGTGTACGCAGCCCCTCTTCCTGCGCTAATTTTGTCTCTCTATCTGTCAATGCAGCCTCTGAGCGGAGTTTTTCTCTAGCCGCTGCTTCTTCTTGTAGAACAAGGCTTCTTTCTTGTCTTGTCTGTTGCGCTTTTTGACGTTTAAGTAAAGCTGCGTCTTTTGTTATTTGTCTCTCTCTATCGACCTTACCTAGCTCAAAAGACTCAGCCGAACGCGCTTCTTGGTTTGCAGCATATTTGTCCTGTACCTTTGCCCGTAGCTGCGCTAATAGCATAGCAGCACCTGCTGAGTCTCCACGCTGCTGCAACAACTGAGCTGCTTCACGCACTTCAGCAGGGTTTTCAGAAGTAGCTAGTTTGCTTATTCTCTCTTGCGCTTTTAAATCAGCAATTTGTATTTGTTCTTGTGGAGAAGCTGCACCAGCCATGCCTGTTCCCATTAAACCACCAACAGCACCTTGTAGTCCACGAGCCATATTATCGCTTTGTTGTTGTCCAAAAGCTAAGCGCCACTCTGCTGATGACATGTTAGGATTAGGTCGTTGTTGTTGAGGCATCCCCGTAAGGAGTCCTGCTATATCTTGTCTAGCCATTGTTATTTCTCCTTATCCAAAAATTGAACCCCAAAAACCACCACCACCAGAATTTGGATTAGTCATGCCTGCTTCTGCATATAGCTTAGCTATCTGAGCTTCTTCTAACGCAGTAGGGTCTTTACCCATAATAGCCTTTAACAATCCTTCATTCTGCTGAAGCTCTAAACGACTAGCTAAATCTCTAGCGCCTAGGTTAGCAGTCAGACCACCTAGCTCAAGCTCTGAACCAATTTCTGTACCTGTTCTACGTCCAATATCAGCAAAACCAGCAGACGGAGTAGCAGCACCATATAGACTCAATGCTCGTTCTTGTGGGTTATAAGCAGCGTTCATTAGACCAGTAGCGCCTGCTAAAGACTGTTGTTGTTCAGCTAGTGCCTGTTGACGAGCGCCTAATGACGCACCTGCTTGTGCTTCTGCCTGTGCTTTAGCCATTGCAAACTGCTCAGGAGAACCACCATACTGTGCAGTGGAGATACCGCCACGACCACTAGCAAACAAGTTCTCTTGCATAGCTAAACGGTTACGTTCTTCTTCAGGGCGCTGTGTGGCTCTTATTTGCTCGTATATGGCTGCTTGCTGCGCTGCTGGGTCTTGACCTACCTGTCCAAATAAACCTCGCGATTGAGCCATTAACTGCTGCTGCATCGCCTGCTGCTCTGGAGATAGGTTAACATCAAAACCTCCAGCAGCATTACCAGCTACACTACCTAAGCCACTAGTGACAGTGTAAGGTTTAAAAGTAGTGTCTTCACGGGCGCGTCCTGCTAAACCAGCCATACCTGTTTGTGCTTCTTCGCCAAACTTTTTAGTGTCTTTAATACTTTCGTCAGATAAGTAATAAGAACCTGCCGCGCTTAATCCGCCTTGCAGTGCATCCATCCAGTTAGCCATTAGTAGCTTCCTCCAGTAATAGTTCCAGCCGTTAATGTACCTACAATATTCACGGTAGGGGCTGTAACAGTACCTGTGAAAGTTGGACTAGCTGTGTTAGCTTTAGAAGCACTAGCCGTAGCGATGTTGTTATACTCTGTATCAATCTCTGATCCTTTAACAATCTTGTTGGGATCGCCAGTGGTTAGAGCATCTTTAGCTGCAAAGTTGGTTGTCTTTGTGTAATTAGACATTAGATTAGTCTCCCTAATATGGCATGTATGTCAATTTTTTGGATAGAAAAAGCAGAGTTGTTGATTTCAGCTTCAACACCGATAGTAACTACTTCGCCACTGCCTGCTGTGTTTACTCGTGGAGTGTTAACAGTAGCTGCCGCAGTGTACTCAGCGTTTGTGTTGTATTCAGAAACACCGTACTCTCCAGGATTTGTAGAACCTGTTAGCGTAAAGGATTGCTTAGTGAATGCAGAGGTGTAGTCGTAACCCCAGTTTAAAACAGCTTGTGCGTTCTGACCACCGATAACAGTCAGGTTAAACTTCTTCAGGAACTTGAGGTTTGCTGAGTTACCAAAGTCTAGCGCATTGCTGAAGTAGCGCATTTGATACTTAGTAGCACCGTCTAGGTACGTACCATACTCAACAATGCCTTCATCGTGTCCCATGTATAGTTGATCATCAGCAAAGATAGCAAAGGATATTGGCTTAATAGCTGACCATGTTGTTACACGATACGCACCGTTCTCTAGAGGTGCTCTAAGATCAAAGCAGTACACTATCGAACTCTCTGGGAAGGTTAACAGATAGAAGGCATCCGTAGGGCTGTAGATGGACTTAATAGCTTCTCTACGCCCGTTAGCGTGTACCTCGATAGACAAAGACTGTAACAAGTCAGACCGTACATTCTTGCTAACATCGTTTAAAGGTAAAGACTTCTGTTGGAGAAGACGACCTAGTGACATAACACCACGACTAGACAAGAAGAACAGATCACTACCTGTAGACTGTACAGAGTCTCTAGCAACACAACCAACACCTTCAATGGTATCGGCTAATGTTAGATTAGCAGAAGGACTCTCGCCTCCTGAGTAGATGATAATGCTCTTCTTACCAAAGATAATCAGGAAGCCGTTATGCTCTGCAATCGACACAACTTCGTCATAACCTGTAGGCCAGACGGTTGTTAAATCTATAGAGCCTGCGGAACCACCCTGCCAATTATCGCCAGCTAGTAGAGAACTCCAGTAGATTGTATACTTGTTGTCAAACACGTCACAAGTCCAAACCCTACCAAAAGCAGCTAAGACTTCGTTACCTTGTGGAGCTGAGCCACCGCCTGTAGAAGTTAAACCAGTAAGTGTAGATGTACCTGCTACGCTTATTAAAGGTTGATGTTGCGATTGGTAAAAGTAAACATCGTTGTTAAACGACATAACTTTCCAGTTGTTGTCACTAATAGTGTATCCAACAGGTAGAGTTACTTCAGTAAGTGTAGTAGTACCTGTAAATATCTTGTTATTACCACAGCTAAATACAGTTGTTTGACCTGCTCTGTTAATAAACTCAAAGATAACTTCAATGCCACGACTAGTACCTAAGACTGCTGCACCGTTGGTAGTAACTGTTTTGTAACCCTTACGCGCACCTATACGACCTAGCTTGTCAATGACACAGTTGTCAGCAACAGAGGCGTAGGAAGCATCAGAGGACAGCGGAGAGTCCTGTGTGTTCAGGCCAAAAAATCCTGGCGCTGCTACTGTAATGTTCTGTAGTGGTTTAGCCATTTAGGAATACCAGATAGTTTCTTCAGGGTGTTGTGAAGCATCAATAGCAATAGCGTCTGATAGAGTCCTGTCTGCCAAAGCAAACATCTCACCTGCGCTAGTACCTTGTGTCTCTCCACGCTCTCTAGCAGCTAATGCTGTTGCTACTTGCACAACAGGAGAAGAAGGAACAGCTAGTTTATCCGTGTCTTCGGTGAAGTCTGATGTACGTAGAACCACGTTAAAGCGTAGCTGGAACACACCACTAGGCTTAGGGTAGACATCAACAGCGTTGTCACCGTTAGCGTCTACACCGTTAAAGCTGTAGAACTGTGGTGAACCAATAGGCGGTGTCTCAATCAAGAAAGCATTGTCCATCCAACGAGAGGAACGATACTGCATGAAGAAGTCTGAGGTGTCGTTAATAACATCCAGCAGCTTCATACGGTTCTGAGAGCCTGTTAGAACGTAGTTAAACGTATCAGCAGTGGTAGAGACAGTTAACGTGGTACGAAGGGCTGTCCAGTCGTATGAGTCCTCTACAGAGCGTTTAGCGTCATTAACGAACTCTCCTATGAGTTTAGAGTAACTGTTCTGACCAACAGTGGTCACCTCGTCTTCTCTCAGTCTACGCATAACGCTGTTGACTAGCTGTAAATATGTCATTATTAGAACCTTCTCGTTAACATGCCTTGCGGCCTAGTTGGTTGTGCTGGTTGTATGAATCGTTGTAGCAGGTTAGCTTGTGCTGCTTCTGTTTCTTGTAGTCTACGAGCCTCTGACGCTTTAAAAGGCATTAGACGCTCTTGAGCTGTTATTGTTTGATCAATGCCTAGTAAGTCACCGAAGAGAGAGTCTGTAGTAGACGTAGCTGCTATAGGTGTGCTGCTTCCAGTACCAACGCCACTACCACTGCCTTCACCGTCTCCTGAACCATCTCCTGAGCCTGTGCCATCACCAGTGCCAGTACCATCTCCAGTACCAGCA